TATATTTGAAGGTAGATGGGGAAATAGTTTAAGATTAGGTAGTACATGCGGTGGAGGTAATTATACTATTAATCCTCCATGGATTGGAAATGATCCGGGTGCCCCTATTACTATATTATCAAATGGTAGACCAAATAAAGAAAAAAGAAAATTTGTAGTTGAAACACCAAATAAATCTGACTCTATATTATATTTAACTAGTACACAAAAAATTTCAGATTATAATTTTCCATCTACAATTGGATCAGTTGTTAAAGGCGTACAAAATTATGATAAACCGCAATTAATTGGAATGTCATCACGTATAGTATTGTCTGCACAAACAAATGACATTATATTAGGTGCGAAGAAAAAAATAGTTTTATCTGCAAATGATGATATTCGAATTGGAGATGATACTGCAACTAACCCAGTTGCAAAAGGTAGGGAGTTAGAAAAAATAATTCAAAAATTAATTGCAGTAATACGCATGGGAGTAATAGGCCCAGCTGGAGCATTATCAATACCAAGTGCAGCTGCTAATTTTAAATTAGATCTAATTGAAGCCTTCGATCTACCTGATTTATTAAGCGAACAAGTTAAAATAAAAAAATAAGGAAATAAAGTTATGTTAACACCACCGTTAGATAGAATACCACAAATACCACCGCAATTAGCTAATAGTATCGTAGTACAAATTAATAACTCATTAGACAAAGCCTTTGAAGAGTTAGATGTTGTATTAGATAACGTAGGAAACTTGCCAGATGATATTAGTTGCGACGATCCTAGGGTAAAAAATGTTGAAGAAAAGTTAAATGAAGTTTTAGAATTAGTTAATGAAATACAAACTATATTACCAACCGTACAAAAAATAATTGACGGAACTAATGCATTGGTTTCTGCTGCGACAGCTGCGAAAGCTGCTATATTCCTAGTACCAGTTGTAGGAGTTGCTGCACTACAAGCAGAATTAATGATAGTACAAAATATGACAATAGCAAATGCGATTAAATCAATTGAGCAGTTAAATATTATACCTAGCCAATTGGATCGAAGTATAACTACGTTGTCAAATAAGTTAGCAACAGTTGTTAATAGTTTATCTAATATTTGTTCTAATAAAGACTTTGCCGTTTCAGATGAAATACAATCAGCTATTGACAATAAATCATATAATAATGTACCAGGCCTTGGCTCTCAACAAGTATTAGATCCTGGAACGGGAGTTGCTTGGGGTAGTAAACGAAGTAGAGCTATTGATTCGCAATTAGGTACAGAATTTTATAATGAACTAAATGTTTCAGCTGATGATTTAGAAAGTCAGTTAAATGTTATTAATAAATTAGTAGCAAATCAACAAGATTTATTAACATCATTACAAGAAGCTCCAGCTCAATCATATGAAGGACGTGGTATTCCTGCAGGTACATTAGGTAAACTTGGAGATTACTATATTGATACAACAAATAAAGTTATGTACGGACCAAAAACAAATTCTGGTTGGCCAGAGGGCGTAAATTATTAACGTTTATATTTATAAAAAAGAAGAATGAAATTATGGAAAATAAAAAATTTATTCAAATAATGAAAAAAATAATAAGAGAAGAATTACGTTCTGTTATTAAAGAAGAATTAACTGAAATTTTACAAGAAGGATTAAAATCTACTATTAATGAGTTATCAAATAAACAATCTAGTATTATTAAGCCACCTAGGCCAAAAAAAATAAAACAAGACTTGTTTAAAGAAAATAAATTTGCTGATATATTAAATAATACAGATCAGCTTAAAGAAAATTCGCCAATGAGTACATATGCTTCATTAATGACAGAAGATATTAATATGACATCGGCCGATGCAATGAATTTTGGAATGCAAAGAAAAGGTATCTCAAATTCACAACCGATCGTTACAGATGCGGAAACTGGTACTGCGGTTGCTGTAGAAGATCCTGCTATTGCAAAAGCAATGACACGAGACTATAGTGCTTTAATGAAAGCAATCGATAAAAAGAAAAATAGATAATGGGATATATAATAGATAATAAAGAGTGGACAAAAAATCCAGATGTTGCAATTGGAGTTACATTTCCATTTAGTGGAAAGGGTGTATTCAACTTATCATATACAACACAAGATCAAGCTATTAGTAACTTAAAAAATCTATTATTAACAATGAAAGGAGAGCGATATATATTGCCAAACTTTGGAACAAATTTGGTACAAGCACTCTTTCAACCTATAACAGCTGAATTAAAAGAATTTATAAGCAATGATATATCCGATGCTATTTCATATTGGTTGCCATATATTAATATTATCGACATATCTATTTTAACATTTGAAGATGACCCATCATTAGACAGATCGGTCGATGTAACATTAACATTTTCTGTTGGACAATCTAATTCAGAACAAAGTATAACAATTAGTTCGACAGAAGGTCAAATTGAAATTTCATCTACTGAAAATAACACTAATGTGAATAATAATACGGTATAAAATAAATTAGGAAAATATGGAAGTAAAAAAAGATATATCATATTTGGGTAAAGACTTCAATCAATTTCGTTCAAATTTAATTGATTTTACAAGACAGTATTTTCCCACTCAATATACAGATTTTAATGAATCTTCACCTGGAATGTTGTTTATGGAAATGGCATCATATGTTGGAGATGTATTAAGTTATTATGCAGATAATAATTTAAAAGAATCATTATTAGAACAAGCATCTGAACGTAAAAATATTTACGATTTATCAAAAGCGCTTGGATATAATGCAAAAAACACTGTTCCAGGTCACGTTACGTTAGATGTATTTCAATTATTACCAGCAACCGGTACCGGTAGTGCTGTTAGACCAAATTATGAGTATGCATTAAATATTAAATCAGGAATGCGGGTAAAACAAGAAGCTGGAGATATTGAATTTAGAACCACTGAAGTAGTAGATTTTAAATTTTCTTCATCTATTGACCCTACTGAAGTTACTATATATGAAAGTGATGATACAACAAAATTGCCTATTTATTATTTATTAAAAAAACAAGTACCGGCTAGATCAGGTAAACTTGAAACAGCTACCTTTACATTTAATGCACCAAAAGCATATGATAAAATAGTATTATCTCCAACTAACACAATGGAGATTGTATCGGTTGTGGACAGCGATAGTGACAATTGGACCGAAGTTCCATATTTAGCTCAAGATACAATGTTTGAAGAAGTACAAAATTTATTAGAAAATGATCCAGAATTATCAGAATATAGAGATTCATCTCCATACTTATTAAAATTAAGAAAAACATCAAAAAGATTTATATCTAGACTACGAAGTGATAATCGATTAGAGTTACAATTTGGAGCTGGGGTTTCTGATAATAATGATGAGGAAGTTATACCAAACCCTACTAATGTAGGAAATGGATTAGCTGGATTTAGAAAACCAATTGATGTTGATATTGATCCTTCTAATTTTTTATATACGAGAGCATATGGACAAGCTCCTGCAAATACAACATTAACAGTTACATATACTACCGGTAAAGGAGTATCAGAAAATGTACCTGCAAATGAATTAACAAAAATAGCCGGAGCATCTTATAATGACGATCCTAACTCTACTAGAAATAGATCGTTATTAAATTTTGTAAAAAATAGTTTAGCTGTAAATAATCCAAATCCTGCTGCTGGTGCTAAATCTAAAGATACATTACAAGATATAAAAAATAATGCATTATCTAATTTTGCAACTCAAAATCGTTTAGTAACAAAAGATGATTATATTATCCGTTGTTATTCAATGCCTTCTAGATTTGGTAGTGTATCAAAAGCATATATTGTTCCAGATGATCAGATTATACAACAAGAATTACTAGAAAAACGTATTCCAAATCCATTAGCAATGAATTTATATGTTCTAGGATTTAATAATTTAAAACAATTAACTCCTGTTAATGATGCTGTAAAAACAAACTTAAGAAATTATTTAGATTACTATAGAATATTAACTGATGCAGTAAATATTAAAGATGCATTTATAATTAATATTGGTATTGATTTTGAAATTACTGTAAGAAGTAATTATAATAGTAATGAAGTTTTATTGCAATGTGTTAATGAATTAAGATCTTATTTTGATGTAGATAAATGGCAAATTAATCAACCAATTGTCAAAGGCGATGTATTAAATTTAATAAATAATGTCGATGGGGTTCAATCAGTAGTTGGAGTAGAATTTACTAATTTATTTGACGAATCGCAAAATTATGCAGGTAATCCATATGATTTAGAAACTGCTACTAGAAAGGGTATAATATATCCATCGCTAGATCCTTCAATATTTGAAATAAAATTTCCAGATAAAGATATTAAAGGAAAAACTACAAATTATTAAAAGGTAAACAATGTTCAAAATAATATATCCAGAATCAGATGCAACTTTATATGAAGC